GCCAAAGTTGAAATGGTTGAAGAAGTATCTGCAAAGGTTGATGAGTACCTTAACTACGTCGTTAAAGAGTGGATGGAAGACAACAAAGTTGCTATCGAACACTCGCTGCGTACTGAACTCACAGAAGACTTGATCCAAAGCATCAAGACTGTATTCGAAGAAAAGCATGTTGTTCTTCCAGAAGAACAAGTCAACGTAGTTGAAGAACTCGCTGGCCGTGTTGAAGAACTCGAAGCAGAATTGAATGCTACGATCGATGAAAACATCACTCTTTCCAATGCACTCGAAGAAAGCGCAAAGAAAGAAATCTTTGATCAAGTTTCCGAAGGTCTCGCTATGACTCAAGTCGAGAAGTTCCGCTCTCTTTCCGAAGGCGTTGACTACAATGACTACGATACATACGCACAGAAGTTGCAGATCGTCAAGGAACAATATTTCGGTGAGAAGAAGACAACTCCAGCTGCTCTAATCGAGGAGCGTGAGATTGTTGAATTGACAGAAGAGAAGTCCACACCTGCAGTTTCTGCTGCAAGTCCAGTTTCTAACTATGTCAATGCGATTTCTCGCACGATCAAGAAATAAAAGTTTATAAATAAAGTTACTAACCCAATATTTTAACAAGGAAGGGGAAAACTATGTACCTATCTGAAGACGTCCAAAAAAAGTGGGCACCTGTTATTGAGCATCCTGACCTCCCAGAGATCAAAGATGTTCACAAGCGTGGTGTTACCGCTGTTCTATTGGAAAACACAGAGCGTGCTCTTCGCGAGTCATCTGGCCAAATGGGTGGTCAGTTTCTTACGGAAGCCAATCACGTAAACGCAACAGGTTCTGCTGTTGACAACTTCGACCCAGTGCTTATCAGCTTGGTTCGTCGTGCAATGCCAAACTTGATCGCTTATGACATCGCTGGCGTTCAGCCAATGACAGGCCCAACAGGCTTGATCTTCGCAATGCGTGCTCGTTATAGCACACAAGGCGGCACAGAAGCTTTCTACAATGAGCCTAACACTCAATTCTCTTCACCAGGTCTTGGTGGTGCTAACACTCTTGGCGACAAGAACGTTGGCGGTTACCCAGGTAACACCACAACTGGTACAGCAAACTTAGCTGAAACTGGCATCTACAACTACGGTGGATCCACAAACACAGCTACTGCTGAAGGTATCGGTAACAGCACAGTTACATTCCCAGAAATGGCATTCTCTATCGAGAAAGTTTCTGTAACTGCTGGTACACGTGCTTTGAAGGCTGAGTACACAATGGAACTCGCACAAGACTTGAAAGCAATTCACGGTCTTGACGCTGAGACAGAATTGTCAAACATCTTGACAACAGAAATCTTGGCTGAAATCAACCGCGAAGTTGTTCGTACAATCGCTGTTACAGCTACTCAAGGCGCTTCGTCTGGTACAACAACTGCAGGTCGTTTCGACTTGGACGTTGATGCTAACGGTCGTTGGTCTGTTGAAAAGTTCAAGGGCTTGATGTTCCAAGTTGAACGCGAAGCTAACGCTATTGCCAAGGCTACACGTCGTGGTAAGGGTAACATCATCATCTGCTCTTCGGACGTCGCTTCCGCATTGCAAATGGCTGGTGTTTTGGACTACGCTCCTGCTTTGAACAGCAACAACTTGCAAGTTGATGACACAGGTAACACTTTTGCTGGTGTATTGAATGGCCGTATCAAGGTTTATATCGATCCATATGCAACAGGCAACTACATGGTTGTTGGCTATAAGGGTGCTTCTGCATTCGACGCTGGTTTGTTCTACTGCCCATACGTTCCATTGCAAATGGTTCGTGCTGTCGATCAAGGTTCTTTCCAACCTAAGATCGGCTTCAAGACACGTTACGGTATGGTCGCAAACCCATACGCAGAAGGTGCAACAGCAGGTCTTGGTGCTCTCACTAAAGACAGCAACGTGTACTACCGTCGCGTTTTGGTTGACAACATCCTCTAATCAGAGAGTTGATCAAGTCCACACAGATGGACAATTTACAGGAG